CAAATCTTCTTGATCCTGACGAGCTAGAGGCCGCAGCCGCGACGATGACGGAAGATCAATACAACCAAGAGTTTGAATGCTCATGGGTTGCGAATGTCCCCGGGTCTGTCTACGGCAAGGAGTTACAGGAAGCAGATGATCAAAACAGAATTACCAATGTCCCTCATCTCAAAGATCACAAGGTTGATACTTTTTGGGATCTGGGGATGCATGACTACACGGCCATTTGGTTTATTCAACAGGTACACCGAGGCGTTGTTCATGTTATTGATTTCTATCAAAACCAAGGCGAAGGCTTACCGCACTACATTCGAGAACTGGATCAAAAGGGTTACGTGTATGGTAACCATTATGGGCCGCACGATCTGGAGGTGCGCGAACTTGGCACGGGCAAAAGCCGTCGTGAAGCTGCGTACAACTTGGGACTCAATTTCCGCGTGGTTCCGCGCCTTCCGTTAGAGGACGGGATACACGCGGCACGCATGTTGATTCCGCGTTGTCATTTTGATCGTGACAATTGCCGAGAGGGTTTGGAAGCTCTCAGACACTATCATCGAAAATACAATGAGCGCACGAGATCATTTCGTGATCAGCCAGTGCATGATTGGTCATCCCATGCCGCCGATGCGTTTCGCACAGCCGCTATCGGTTTAGAGAACATGGCA